CATGTTGGTCTAAAGATGATACAGTTAAAAGGTATCTATGACTTCCTCGACGCATTATTAATTGAACACAACCTAAATAAAGCAAATGGAACTCAAACAACTCATTGATCGTAAAGACACAACATATATCAAGAATCTAGATCGTATGGTACTAGAACTTGGTAAGTACATGACTCCAACAGAGATTGACTTATCAGTTGATCTGATTAACACATTAAGCGACAGTAAGTTTGATATTAACTTAACTGAAGATGATGCAGCAAGTCAGTTAAAGATACTGTTAGGGTCAGAGCGTTACCATCAACTAAAGATGTTATGGAACAAAGATAATCAACACTTACTTAAAGATGTTGGTGTAAAGAAGTACCTACATGTACAAACAAATACATTATGGGATGGCTTAGATGACACTGACAACCCAGAAGATTATATAGAGGTCTACGCATGAATGAAATTAAACAAGTCCCTGCTCTACTGGTAAAGAATCAGGAAAAATCAGATGAGTTAGTCCCACGCAAAACAGGTAAGAAAGGTGGCCCAAGAAAGAACAGTGGCAGACCTAAAGGCGTAACAAATAAAATATCAGCAGTATCAATATTGCAGCAAATCGCATTAGTAGATGTACCATTTGAAGTGGGCTTAGCAGAAGATTATGCTAGAGCAAGACGCAGTGGTGATGCATATCTAGTGCAGAAATATCATAACATGATATTGAACAAAGTAGTAGCAGACAAAGTAGATGTAACAAGTAACGGTGAAACTGTTACAGTTGGTTTTAGTTTTCCTAAGAAAGAATTGGAAGACTGGAAGTGAATGTAGATATACCATTATATGGCGAGCAAAACACAATTCTGAGCGATTGGTTAACGACCGATAAGCACTGTCTGGATATTATTCCAGTTGGTTCAGGAAAGACTTTTCTTGCGGCAATAGCGTTACCAATATTTGCAACAGACCCTCAGTATCATAAGGGAAAAGATATCATTTATTCAGCACCAACAGGTGCAATGATTAAATCACTTATTTGGGAGCCACTGAAACATAGTTGTATAAAGTATTTTAATTTAGTAGATGGTAAAGATATAAACAACAGTGAACTTACTATCAAGTTTCCAAATGGTACATTCATTCGTTGCAAGTCAGCAGAGCAAAGAGAAAACTTAAGAGGTCTTAATGTTGGTATTTGGATCGCTGACGAAGCAGCACTATACACACAAGACACACTACAAGAAATAACAAATCGTCTTAGACCAAAAGTAAACGACCCAAGTAGTGCAGGTAGATTGATAGTCATATCAACTCCTGCTGGAACGGGCCCACTCTATGATCTATACAAGTTTGCATTAGAAAGACCAGATCGTTATGTAGTACGACACTTAAACTATTTGCAGATGCGTAGTGGTAACAGAGACTTTATAGAAGAACAAAAACGAATACTCAGCCCATTAAAGTTTGCACAAGATTACATGTGCAGTTTTGAACAGATTGCTGATCAGTTTTTCTATACATGGAATAAGGCAAAGTATACAAGTGAAGTTACAGATCGTATGGGTGATCTATATACCTTTCATGACTTCAACAAACGCAGAATGTGTGCAGTTGTTGCGCAAGTTCATAGACCAGGTAAATTAGACGGAAAGATAGAGGTATTAAAAAGTTATGCTATCAATGATTGTTCAACAGAAGGCATCGCAAAAGCAATTCGTGATGATTTCCCAAGGCGGAGGATCTACAGTATTATTGACATGTCGGGAACGCAAGTCAACAGAGACACTACTTCACCATTTGGTATCACTGACAGGATTCTACTTGAGCGTTATGGTTTTGAGATTGTTAATAACAGGAACAGTAATCCTCTTATTGCCGATACTGATAATACCTCCAATGCTTTCATTAATCGCGGGGGTTTGGTCGTTACGCCTACCGACAAACTTCTTTTGGAAGCGTTAGGTACATACCACTTTGAAGATGGTAGTAGAAAGAAATTAGTCAAATATACTGAGCAAGCATACGCACATATAGATGGCTTAGGTGATTGCATAAGATATGGCATACATCATCTGTTCCCAATTCATCATGATGATGTTGGTGTACCTAATTATGTAACCAGTGATCCTCGTGTTAATAGAAGACCTGGTGTTGAGCATCTGCCTTATAGCCCATTGTACCAAGGTGGTCCAACATGGGAAGAATTAATGGAACAACAATCAACAGAGATAGGCGATGTTGATCATGTAGTATGGTGAACAAATGAAAAACAAATCAAACAAAAGCGAAGAAAGTTATAGAAAATATTTTTACAGTCATGTTGACATCGGTGATGTTAGTGATTGTTGGTTATGGACTGCTGCAAAAAACAATATAGGCTTTGGCTTATTCAGATACCATGGCAAGATGCAATTGTCGCATAGAGTACAGATGCAATTAGAGGGGCACAATGTTGATGACAAGTATGTGATTCATACATGCAGAAATTACCTATGTGTTAATCCAAAGCATTTACTTGTTGGCGACATGCAAGATAAGAAAAGATTGCTTGTAGAGAAGGGCAGTCAAAAAGTACCTAGAAAGAAAGTCGCTAAAAAGACTTGCGTACACTGCGGAACTACTGCATTCAATCATATCATTGCTAGAGTACATAACGATAAATGCAAGCAGAAACCATAGTACACAAGTTGGCATAAATACAGAATAGCCTTTGTGGCTATCTTTTGCCACATAGGATACAGGAAATCTACATGAAGAATTCACAATACTTAAAGCGACATCCCATTTACGAAGCAACATATGAACAGATGACTGGTTATCAGTTAAGTTATTTAGGTGGTATGAGTTTTAAGCGATCAGTTAGAAAAAAGCGTCCCAGCGAAGATAGCAATCTTTATCAAGATTTAATTCTCAATACAGTAGCACAACCCATATCAAGATATGTTGTTGATACAGTCAATGATGTATTGTTTGAGCCAGGAGTCAAACGCATCATACGATTTGCTACACCAGAAGGCAGACCTATCCCAGATGATAATAACAACATGAGTTGGTCTGAGTTATTCCAATTAGACGCTGATTTAACTAATCGCACACTAACAGGCTTTATGGAGAATGTTGGTGATCTCACAAGTATCTTTGGTCATTGTTGGATATTCGTTGACATGCCAAGACAGAACGAAGGTAATCTTGGCAGACCATATGTTGTTGCAATGAGTCCACTTAATGTATGGGATTGGGAGTGGGAATACTATGGTGGCAAACAAATATTAAAGTATGTAAAAGTTTTAGAACATGAAGAAGAAGATTGCTATTATTTCAAATGCTATCATTTAGGTGATGAGACAAGACCAAGTTATTGGCAAACAATTGAAGTAGAAAAAGCACAGCCAGAAAAAGAAGCAGAGATAGAAGAAGAAGGTGAGTTCCCACCTGGCATGGGTATACCAGGCTTTATTGCATATGGTCGTCGTGACCCAAGAACAATTGATGTTGGCGTAAGCGATATTGATAGTGCAAGTGAAGCAATGCGTGAACATTACAAATTAGAATGTGAAGCATACAGTTCAATTCAATTTGCAAAAACAATTATTCGTGCAGATAAAGGTGTTGCAGTTCCTGCACATGCTGGTGCAATCGTTCGTGCAACACAAGGTCAAGTAGAAACAATTAGTGTTGATACTGGTGATGTTGATAAGATTATTGGTAAGCAAAGAGATATATTAGAACAGATTGAAGCACTAACAGGTTTAGGTGGCATTCGCAATTCAAAGAACCAAGTTCAATCAGGCATAAGCATTATTGAAGAACGCAAACAATTACACCGAATCGCAAAATCAAAAGCACGACATATGGAAGTAGCAGAAGAAATGTTATGGACTTATGCATCACGCTTTATGGGTATGCGTTGGGCTGGCGAAGTTATATATGGCACTGATTATGAAAGTCATGATACCAATTATAGAATCGCAGTAATGAAGCAAGCAAAAGAATTGATACCAGACAATGAGTTGATTAATGGTATGATATTAAAAGAAGTAGTTGAACTACTCGCTCCAGCAGAGCAAAGACATGATTATCAACAGGCATTGTTCCCAACATTGCCAATAATCATGCAGCAATTAGAAGAAGAATGTGAAACAGAAGTATACACTAGAGATATCGGTAGTCAGATTCCTGTTGAAGAAGAGGAAGAAGGTGAAGAAGAAAATGGTGAGTATGAAGAAGATAACGAAGAAGTTATGATGCCAACAGGTGACGGTATAACATATACTGGTGCAAGTTATTACACACAAGATGCAATAGCAGCACAGATCACTGGACAAAATATTGGCAGATAATTTAAATAAATATATAATTACGGTAACAACGATATAGTTAAGGAAAAATATGAATACTGAAAATTTTAACGATGGCAACGCAGAAGCCCTTGGCACCACACAAGTTGATGCAAATCAAAACAGTGGTAACGATGCACCAAAAGTAAACCCAGGCACGATTCGCAAGAGTCAAACTCAAAGCATTTTAAATGCATTGAGCAATGCAGCAGGTACACAATTTGAAAGTGTAGAAGCAGCAGCAGCATGGGCAGCAAGAGTAAGTGCATTACAACAACTCGGTGGTTCCGCACAACCAACGGTAGAACCAACACAACAACATAGCAAGAAATCTAAGCCCGACAATGATTTGGCTGATCAATTCATGCAACTAAAAACTGACTTAAATCGCAAAGAACAAATGCTGCGTGAGAAAGAATTAGATGGTGATATTCAGCGAACAATGGGTGATAGATTTGATCCAGATTTAGTAGATTACGCATTGAGTAAAGTAAGATCAAACATTCAATGGAATGATGATGGTACATACAGCATAGTAAACACTAAGGGACAAGAACGCTATAATGGTGAAGGCATGCCGTTCTCAATCGCTGACTTAGTTGAGGAAGTAGCAAGGGGTAATCCTAAACTACTAAAACAGAATACGCTAAGAGGCGGTAGTGGGTTGCGCCCAGGGCAAGGTAACTTTGCTGGTGCACCTGAAGATGCGATGCCAGACTATAGCCGTGATCCCGCTGCATTTAATGCATGGGCTACACGAAGTGGCTTAGGTAAAGGCGTTGGTCTTAAAGGTGTAGGTATAAGTGTCTCCAATAGCGCAACAAGTAAAAAGTTATTCTGATTGCCAAAATTTTTAAATTTATAGGAGAAATAAAATGGCTTATGTATTAGGTGGTGGTAACGGTGAAAGCAATGGCTTTGAAAAAGCGATTGCAAACTTTGCGTTGCGTGCCGTTCATGAAAGTACAGGTTTAGTCAATATGACTACAGTTGTTACCCCAACACAGGGTAATGTTTTTGAAATTCCATTGTTTGCACCAATCACATATCAAGACTATAGCCCAAGTGCTAATAGTGGCGCTGGTGATATGACTGAGCAGAATCCTGCTCTATTACAGTCAAGCATCACTGCAACACCTGCAGTTGCTGGTACAGCGTTTGATATTTTCTACGGTTGGACAACAAGTTTCAATCTAGCAGCAACATTAGGTAGCGAACTTGGTGAGAGTTTTGGTGAGAAAGTTGATCAGCGTGTTGCTGCTGCTTTCACTTCATTCAAAGCAACTCCTGCTAACACTAACTATGCAACAAGTGCAGACGGCTTTGTACGCCCATCAGCATTAGGTGCTATGGAACTAGTTATTGATCAAACTCCAACAACTACAACTGCTGGATTTACATCATTAAATGTTCTACAGTTAATTCGTAATGTAAAACAAAACTTCAAAGTTGCTCGTATTCCCGGTACCCCAGTTATCGTTCTTGATGTTCAAGAATCAATGAATCGCTTGCTTGGCGAATTAACTGGTGGTGCTGTTAACAACAACATCAGCAATTTAGGTAACGAACTATTATCAAATGGTTCAATCAGCAACATCTATGGTTGCACA